TCAAACGACTATTTTCCCCCGTAATGGGTTGAGCGTAATAGCGTTTTCCAGATAGTCCGGCGCCAGATGTGCGTAAACCATAGTTTGCTGAATGCTGGCATGACCTAAGATCTGTTGTAGTGCCACCAGATTTCCCCCGTTCATCACGAAATGACTGGCGAACGTATGCCGCAAAATGTGTGATGCCTGACCTTTCGGTATATCCGGCTTTACCGCCCTGATTTGCTCACAGAACGTCGGATAGTCCACCTTAAACAGCCCGCCGGTTTCGCGGGTTTTAATAGTCCGTTCCACCTCTTCCGAAATGGGGATGGTTCTATTTTTGCCGTTCTTTGTTTCCGTAAACGTCACCCGGCGGTTCACTACCTGATCGGCGCGTAATGCGCTGGCCTCTCCCCATCTTGCCCCGGTGCTCAGGCATAACACCGCCAGCCTGTACGAGTCGCCTTCCAGCACTTCCAATAACCGCGCGATCTCCGCTTCCGCCAGGAATGTAACCGACGCCGGTTTTTCTGTTAGCGGTGGCAAGCCTTTTAGCGGATTATCCCCCGCGTAGACTTCCAGCTTAATCAACGCCGAAAACATGCCGGAAAGCCGGTACATGTCGCGATTAATGGTTGACGGGTTGATGCCGCCAGTCAGCCGCAGCGTGCGAAATTCCAGTATCGCGCGTTTATTTATCCGGCAGATCTCCGGGTCGCCCATCTGTTCGGTTGTGCGCTTCAGGTGTCGCTTTTCAATCATGCCGTTTTTCAACGTCTGGCCGTGATAGAGCCACCACAATTCGACCAGCTCGCTGAGTTGGCGATGCTCAACACCGTAACCGTGCTGCCACTCTTTTTTGTCCGTTCTGGACAACGTATAGCGCTCAAAGGCTACCGCTTCCGTCTTTTTATCAAACCGCCGCCGGATACGTTTTCCGTTACGTCCGATGGGGCGAATGTCCACTTCAAATCGACCATCATCGAGCTTCTTAATTGCCATAAGAAAGCCCTCCGGCGGTCATTTCACTGTCTTGGTAACAAATAGTGAAAATGTAATGTTTATAAAGCGTTAACCAGTCTGTTTCTCTGAGTGGCCTGATTGTGTTGAGTCTGGCCCAATGTGTGCGAGAGCCGGTGCGATTTGACCAGCTTGTGGAGCTGTATCACCCGTCATGATCCATAGGGTGTATTTTTTGAATGATGGTGTGTTCACTACCTGCGAAACTACTTGTATACCCGGCTCTTTATATCCTCCTTCATAGTTTTTAACTGTTCCAAGTGCTATCCCACTAATTTCACAAAACTTTTTTTGAGTAAACCCTTCAGCCTTTCGTATGGCTTTAAGTTTCTGCCCTATATTCATTGACAGGGACTCCCTTTGGTGACTATATTTACCGCGAAAGGTAACCAATAGGAAACCTTTTGGGGTGCGAAAAACCAACCGCACAAGCAAGCAACAGAAAGCAAGCCTAAGCGATTGGTGATCGAGTGAGAGTATCACGACACAGTGAAGGGGTGAACGGATGGAAAGGAAGAAAGTAGGCGAAGCCACCGTTATTAGCAGCCACGCCGTGTTTATTCAGGCCGTGATCAGATCGATAGATGGGTTAACGGGGAGTGCTGCCAGCCAAAAGCGAAACAGCCTTTTCAATAAAAGAAAGGGGCTCCCTGTACTTGAGTCTGAGGGAAATAGACGCCCCATTTCTTGCTGGGTTACAGAGGCTATTAAGGGCGACACTGTCGAATTCCTCAAGCATTTTCAGCTTTTCGCGAATTTCATCGATCGTAATACCGGGAAGATTATCAATAAGGGAGGCATATCTTTTTGCCTGTTGCTTGGCCGCTTCCGCTTTTTTCCCGTATTGCCAGGCGATACGGAAACCACTAAGGACGGCAATGATACCGCCAAACAACCAACTGAAATGACTGGTCGCAAATATTGCGGCACCAAGCGTAAGGATTATCGCATTAGTAAACATGTCGATACGCCGATTAAGCGTTTCGGTCATACGTTCCAGCCAGTAGCTGTACCAGATGCGGAAATGAATTTCATGTTCAGTTGGTTGTTTATTCATGGCGCTTATTCCTCGTCGTCTTGTTCCTCTGGCGGCGCAGGCTTATGAAGAACGTGAAAATCATCACTGTCTTTATCAGGCGCTACCAGATATCGAATGTTGGTTTTGTTTGGTTCCATATCAGTTCCTTGTGTGGGTAGTTGTTTTGCCCGTGGTTCCGCTCAGAACAAGGCGGGCATAGCAAAAATACCACAAACCCACGCGCCGGGCGTGGCTAAAAATCCCGGCACACATTCCAATAATTGAAAGAAGGGGTTCAGTAATGAGCGATGGTGTTTATGAGGTTCGTCACCCGGTTGACGCGGTGCCGTATCAGAAGTTTGCAGAAATGATCGGGAAGTCGGAAGCGGCAGTAAAGGGCATGGTTGATAACGGCAAGCTACCGCTAATTCCGTGGGTTAACCCTGAAAATCCTAACCCGCGCCGGGGAGAAAATTGGGTTTATATCCCTGAGTTCAATCGCGCTATGCGTGATGCCTTTATGAATCGCCCGAAAGAACAGCGTGATGCATGGTTATTGTGGCTGGGGCTGTAATCTGGGGGTGAAATAATGCATCAACACCAAAAGGGGATAGTCAGGCTCAGTAACCATTGCGATATATACCGGAGCTTTTCGATTATTCGCATTCCCAGAACAGTGACGAATCCTATTACCCGTTACCGCGTCCGGCAAGGCGATCAGTCTTACGGCTTATTCGACGCGAAAGGGATAGCAATTCACTACATTGATCGGCTTTATAAAATGAAGAGTAATGCAGATGAGTGATTATTGGGCGTGGGTTATCTCGTCAGGCACCGCCGAAATGGTGATGTGTTTATTTTTAACCAGATTTTCGAGAGATAAAAAATTATCTTTTTTTCAAGATTTGAAAAATACGGTTGTGATCCTTTTAAAGATTAAGGTGGTTATTTGTTCTTTCGCCGCCGTATCTATCATCACATACTTGTTTTTGAGGGGGTTAATATGATTAGCATTGTGCGTTTATTAATATCTCAATCGCCATCACCACGGCAAGAAAATAAAGGCTGGCTGGAGTTACCTAACGGACAGCGTTTTCAACCAACACCGCAGCAGGCATATTTTGCACCGTGGAGTAAAAAACCTTACGTGCCAACCCCGAAGCGCCGCCGCTGGTTTGCACGGTTGCTGGGTATTACGGCGTAACTATCATGGCTAACACCGAATCCGCTCGCGCTGTTCCGTTGAGTGTTGGCGCCAGAACAGACGGGTTGAATCACATAGCGATGCTAAGGAGAAAGCATTTTTTAACTGACTGCGAAAAAGACATTTGCCGATTTATTGATGATATGAGAGACAAGATTGATCCTGCGTGTCATGAAAATAAGCGTGTGCTGTCAGCTATTTTTTATTTAGCTGATATAGACAAAGAACGCCATGACGTAAATTTTAATGAACTGACAACTGACGAGAAAAAAAGGCTGATTAAAGCAATGAATAAACTTAAGGCAGTTGTGAGTTTATTCCCCAGGCATTTAACACTACCACTGTAATAAAAACCCATTTTTTTAGGCGTAAACCCGCCGGGATTTCTATTACCTGAAAAAAGGAAATAGCAATGAAAAATGCAGAAGTTAAACAGATGAGCGTGGAGGATAACGGCGCGCTCGTCGAGTTACTAAGAAAGGCCAGGCTGTCGGAAAAAAAAGACCAGCACTTAGCCTTTTCGGTTCGTCTTGACGCGCTAACTGTTTACATCCTCAGCAAAAGCCTTTCGGTGAATGAAATTGCCGATCTGCTGCAAAAAGAGGCTGCGCGTTTTGAGGCGTCGGCGCAGGAGCTTATCTGATGGCGGATTACATGGACGCGGCGCAAGAGCAGCAAGATCTGATCCGCGATGCGCATATCGCCAACGCCCGCCGCAAGCCTGCGGCGTCATCCTCCTTCACTTGTGAGAACTGCGACGCACCGATACCGGAAGCGCGCCGCGTTGCTGTTCCGGGCGTGTCGCTTTGTGTGCATTGCCAGGCCATCAACGAACTGAAAAGCAAACACTATCGGGGTGAAAAATGAATAACGTCATGATGGGTTCCACACCCGCTATCGTGCTCGTCGGTGCGATACATAACGCGCTACATGATGCTATCAACCAAGCGGCTTTGGTTTCTGCGATCATGTCTCGGTTAGCCCCGAATCAAGGCGGTGAATTATGATCCGCCCGTTCATCAAATGGGCGGGGGGTAAAACCCGCGTTCTGCCTGATTTGCTGCCACTCCTGCCGAAAGGCGATCGCCTGTTTGAGCCGTTTGTCGGCGGCGCATCGGTATTCCTGAATACAGACTATCCCCGTTATGTACTGGGTGATATCAACGCCGATCTTATTAATACGTATCAAATGGCTAAGAATGCCACAAAACCCTTTATCCGCATCGCGAAAGAGCTATTCGAAAACGGCAATAGCCTGATCGAATTTTGCCGTAATCGCGACACGTTCAACGCCATATCAGACGATGAACATATGTTAAAGGCCGCTTTATTCCTATACCTAAACCGCCATTGCTATAACGGCCTTTGCCGATACAACCGCGCCGGTTTGTTTAATGTCCCGTTTGGGAACTATGAAAAGCCTTACTTCCCGGAAGCTGAAATAAAGCTATTCGCAGAGAAGGCCAACGACACCACAACCTGTTTTATCAGGGCCGATTTTCGGAAAGTGCTGAAAGCAAGGGCGATAAACGAAAATAGCGTTATCTATTGCGATCCGCCGTATCTGCCGGCCAGCGATACGGCTAATTTTACGCAATATCATCACGCCGCATTTACACGCGAGGATCACCGCGAATTAGCGGCGGCGCTGCTGAGCGTAAGCCGTTCGCGCGGCGTTCCCGTTGTTATTTCAAACAGCGATACCCCCGCCACGCGTGAAATTTACCATCACTATCAATTTCATGAAGTCAGTGTGCGCCGTTCGCTGAGCGCCGCCTCTGCATCGCGGAAAAAGGCCGGGGAGTTGATTGGCGTGCTAGGGGCGGAACAGTGACCGCTTACTACAACGAGATCGATCCCTTTGCAGCCCAATGGCTGCGCAATCTTATTGCCGCTGGCCATATCGCGCCGGGGGATGTTGACGAGCGATCAATCGAGGATGTGACACCTGATGACCTTAAAAACTACACGCAATGCCATTTCTTTGCCGGGATCGGGGTCTGGTCATACGCCTTGCGCCGCGCGGGATGGCCGGATGATAAGCCAGTCTGGACAGGTTCATGTCCATGCCAACCTTTCAGCGCGGCAGGCAAAGGCGCTGGGTTTGCTGACGAACGGCACCTGTGGCCATCTTTTGCCTGGCTCATCGAGCAGTCTCGACCTTCAATCATCTTTGGAGAGCAGGTTGCAAGCAAGGCTATCGACGCTTGGATCGACCTTGTTCAAGCTGACGTGGAAGGAATGGGTTACGCCTTTGCAAGTACGCCGTTCCCGTCTGCGGGCGTCGGTGCACCGCACGTCAGAGACCGTAATTTCTGGGTGGCCGACAACCAGCGCGCAGGATTCAGCGCATCATCCCCAAAATGCGCTACAGCGAATCCTCTCGGGGGAAAAAAAACAAATAATGTTAGCTCACACGGCGGGATTGGCTCATTGGGCGACGCCGCGATCATGCCATTCGGGGCATACAACAGGGAGCGACAGCAGAGCGGAGAACAACCGGGGGAGACTGGAGGACATGGTGTTTTTGGCAGGTTGGCCCACTCCATTATCGGACAGCAACGACAGATCGGGGAAGCCAGACCGTGCACTGAACATGAAAGATCTGCACGGGAAAAAGAACCAGCAGCGCTTACAGGATTTTGCAGCGATCTGCGGGCCCTGCCGGTTAACGGCTTCTGGCGTGATGCAGATTGGATCTACTGCCGAGATAAAAAATGGCGCCCAATTGAACCCGGCACATTCCCGTTGGCTAATGGGGTTGCCGCCCGCGTGGGACGCTTGCGCGCCTACGGAAACGCGATCAACGCGGAAGCGGCGAAAGAATTTATAGCCGCGTACATGGAGGCAGCAGCATGATTGATTCCCGCTGCTATGTAGGTAACTCCATCAATGTTATTTCCGTTTCGGGAGGTAAGGACAGTCTCGCTCAGTGGCTATTGGCTGTAGAGAACGGCGTTAGCCATATTCCCGCATTTGCTGATACTGGTCACGAACACCCACAGACTATGGAATATTTGGATTATCTGGAATCCAAGCTGGGGAAAATCAGGCGCGTCCATGCTGATTTTTCCCGGCAAATTGCAGGTAAAAGAAAATTTATTGCCGAAAAATGGCCTGTCACCCTTGTTTCAGAATGTGGTTTTACTGACGAACAGGCCGCAAACATTATTGCCATTGCGTTAGATACGTTGCATCCCACTGGTATTCCGTTTCTTGATTTGTGCATGTGGAAGGGGAGATTTCCATCAACGAAACGGCGTTTTTGCTCAACAGAGCTAAAGCATGAGCCTATTCGCCTGCAAGTTGTTGAACCGATCATTGATGCAGGGTTTGAGGTTGTCTCATGGCAAGGGGTGCGCGCTGAAGAATCCGCCCCGCGTGCGTTGCTGTCTGAGTGGGAGTCTGGCTTTGATATTGGCCCTCGCCTAAGCATATATCGCCCTATTCTTCATTGGAAGCATGCCGATGTTTTCGCATTGGCAAAACGCCACGGTATCAAGCCAAATCCGCTTTACGAGCAAGGATGTAGCCGTGTTGGATGCATGCCATGCATTCACGCCAGAAAATCCGAATTGGCCGAAATATTCCGCCGCTGGCCGGAAGAGATTGAGCGTGTTGCAAGATGGGAACGCCTCGTTGCTGCTTGCTCTCGCCGCCAGAACTCAACGTTTTTCCCATCAACAAACGATCCTAAAAAAGCAGAACGGCGCATTGAGTGTATCAGTGTCGAGTCTCACGGTATCCAAACGTACCGTGATTGGGCGTTAACAACTAGGGGGGGGCAACAATTCGATTTATTGGGAGACGCTGTCGATCCGATGGTTTGCAACAGTGTGTATGCCGGGGTGTGTGAATAATGCCCCAGCAATGGGCCTATCCCTGGAATGCCCCGCGCCCGGCGATCTCCCTCTTATCTGAGATCGCCAGTTCTTCATCTGCCCTGCCAACTACGGAAGTTGAGCAGCATCCCGCCGTTGAATGTCACCTCAAACGGATGATCTCTCGCGCCATTTCCGCGCCAAATTTAGACGTTAATCAATCCGTTGCGCGGCTGGAGCGCTCAGAGCCTAACGGCACCTTGCTGTATATCCGGCATGAGTTTGCAGAAAAGGCGCGCGCGGAATACATGGAGGAGCAAAGTAACTGGATGAAAACGCCTGAAGGCGTAGAAGCTAGATTGCTTGAACAGCCGTTTTTTATCCGCGATACCTACCGTCAAAAAATAGAATGGCTGCGGGCCAACCGCGAGCCGCGACACGTCAGTGCCTTTTTCATGGGAACCGTGAAAAAAGCACTGCTGCGTCTTGAAGCCGTGCGCGCCAAGCAAAGCGTGCGCGATGGTTTTTCGTCAGAGTTGGCAATGTACTGGCGTAATCGCTGGCCGCATCTGGCCGAATTCACCAAGCAGGAGGCGATCAACGCAGGGCATACCATCGCCGCCAGCATCGCGGAAATGTTTGAAACCGAGTGCGGCAATATGTCGCCGGAAAAGATGGCGAACATCGAGATCCAGATGCTTTTTGAGCATCTTGGCCGGGAAATGCTGGCGCTGCGGGTTACGCCGCCGAGCTGGGGCGTAATTATCGGCGATGCCGAATCCAGAAACCGCATTTACTCCGCCATTCTGCGCATCACCAGCCCGGAATGGTGGGGGCGTAAGTTGTGGCGCCTGCGCTGCGAATGGCGCGAAAACCAGTTCCGCGCCATCGGCGTGATTCACAAAAAGCGCATGCCTTACGTCAGTATTGATGCGCTGAATCAGTGGCAGGAGCAGCGCCGCAAAAACCGCATTTTCTTCCAGTCCCATGAATTGATTGATGAAGACGGTAACGTCGCATCGCTGGAAAATATGGTGTATGCAAGCATCAGCAACCCGGCGATCCGGCGGCATGAATTAATGACCCGCATGGCCGGCGTCGAAATGGTCGCTATGTCGCGCGGCGACGCCGGCGTTTTTCTGACGATCACCTGCCCGTCTCGTTTTCACGCGAATATTCAGAGCGGCCATCAAAACCCCAAATGGGATCATACCACGACGCGTCAGGGGCAGCGCTATTTGTGCCGGACGTGGGCGCGCGCAATGTCGGCGCTGAACCGCCGCGGCCTGCGCCCGTATGGCTTCCGCGTTGCCGAGCCGCATCACGACGCTACCCCGCACTGGCACGTATTGCTGTTTATGCCGCCGGACGACAGAAAAGAGATTACCGATATTCTGCGCGAGTATTTCATCGCGGAAGATCGCGCGGAGTTGGGACGCAATACCGGCGCGCGTTTTAAGGCGAAAAAACTCGATCCGAAAAAAGGCAGCGCCACCGCTTACGTGGCGAAGTACATCAGTAAAAACATCGACGGTTACGCGCTGGATGGCGAACTGGATAATGAAACCGGAAAGCCTCTGCGCGAAACGGCAAAGTTTGCGATGGCCTGGGCGTCTCAGCATAACATCAGGCAGTTTCAGCCGTTCGGCCTGCCGCCGGTCACGGTTTGGCGCGAGCTGCGCCGCCTGGCGAATCAACTTACGGCGGTACAAAAAGAAGCCGGTACATTTAAACGTGGTGCCGCACAGCTTGCCGATCCGGCAATGGATGCCGTGCTTGCATCCGCCGATGCGGGATGTTTTGCCACTTACATTGAAAAACAGGGTGGCGTACTGATCCCGCGCGAGCGCTATACGGTGCGCATCGCTTATGAGGAAGCCGACGAGCAAAACACCTACGGCGAAACTCCGGAAAAAATCTACGGGGTATTTTCTCCGCGCCTAGGCGCGCTCTCCCGCATCTGTACCCGGTTAATCAAGTGGAAAATCAGGAAAAAACAGGCCGTTGACGCTGGCGCCGATGCCGACGCCGGGAGGGTTTTGGCCGTTACGTCGCCCCCCGGCGACGCTTGGAGTTCTGTCAATAACTCTACGGGCGGCGAAAAAATAGTCATTCCGGAAGACATAGCCGGTAATGACTGTGCCAGCTGTGGGCCGCTCGGTGGAGAAATTGACAGCATATCAGAACAAGAAAGCATCAACTTTGAGCACATGGCGGATGCGGAACGGCGCGCCTTACTAAATAGACTCCGAGCACAGCCACCGGATCGGCGTCATAACAAACACTCGTCCATAACTCAGCCCATTAAAGCGAATGAAAAACAGACGGTTATCAAACTGTCGGACGACTGGTGCGCCAGAGTTACCGATTTCGCCCGGTCGCTGGGTTGGGATATCAGCCACGGGGAAGTTCAACGCCTGGCAATGGGCTATGCGATCACCTTTGCTGGTCGGCCATACATTGCACGCGCTGATGGGTGCCTATACTGCGCGCCAGTGAAAGACCGGGAATCAGTAAATCAGGATAAAGCGGCAGCGTTATTGCAGCGCGTCGCCGTGCTGCGGGAGTTGGCCGCACAGTTATAAATGGCTGTATTGGCCAGCGGCATCGATCACAGACAGAAATGACACTACTACAGCACAGATAAAAACAGCTATGTGGTACCGAAAGGGGGAAATATGGGGTATTTGGGGAGTAAGGCGGCATCGGGCGCATATCAGAAAATCATTGCTAATATGCCGCCGCACGACACCTACATAGAAACGCACTTGGGCGGTGGCACGGTGATGCTGCGCAAGCCGCCGGCGCTGCGTTCTATCTGCTGGGATATAGACATGATCACAGTAGAAAAATTCTGTCAGTTCAACCCGGATTTTCTGGATAGCCAGGAAGAACGGCTAATGATTGAAGTGGGCGACGCGGTGAAGTTGCTGCGCGCGGTTCCATTTGAAAAATATGGCCGCACGTTGATTTATGCCGATCCGCCCTACCTGCCCGAAACCCGCACCAGCCGGAACCGCTACCGGCATGAATACAGCGCCGACGATCACCGCGCGCTGATCGCCATACTGCGCAGCGTGCCGGCCAGCGTGATGATTTCCGGTTACCCCTCCGCACTTTATGATGAACTGCTGCACGATTGGCGTTCGATCACCTTCCAGGTGATGACGCGCGGCGGGCCGCGCACAGAACAATTATGGATGAACTATCCTGACGGGGCGGCGTACAGTGCGGCTTTCGCGGGAAGAGACTATATCGATCGACAGCGTATTAAGCGCAAGGCGGAGCGGTGGAAGACGAAGTATGCCGCGTTACCACCGGCGGAACGGCTGGCGATCATGACGGCATTGAGCAAGATAGACGCGAAATAAAAAATAACTCCAATAACCCTAAAAAGATTGCCGTTTGGGGTTATTGGGGTTATTATTGTTTTATCGAAGGGCAGCGGGGCAAAGGGATGGATAGCAGGACGTTAATAGCAGAAATCAAGGCCGACGGGTGGGAACTGGTAAGGGTTAACGGAAGTCATCACCATTTCACACACCCCAGCAAACCGGGATTAGTGACAATCCCACACCCTAAGAAGGATTTACCGATAGGCACGGTAAAAAGCATCAGGAAACAAGCGGGGATTTAATCCCCTCTTACTCGAAGAGGCTGAATTATGTTTTATCCAGTGGCAATTGAAGCGGGCGATGATACTCACGCATACGGCGTAACGGTGCCGGATCTGCCAGGCTGTTTTTCTGCGGGTGATACGCTTGATGAGGCGATAGCAAACGTCAAAGAAGCAATCACCGGTCATATTGAGCTGTTGATCGAAATGGGCCAGGATATCCCCAACGTGTCATCCGTCGGTGAGTTGGCGAAAGAAGTAGAATACGCCGGTTACACCTGGGCGGTGGTTGATATTGACGTGACCCGATTAATGGGGGGCGCAGAAAAAATTAACGTCACGCTACCGAAATCACTGATTGATCGTATTGATCGCTGCGTGGCGAGCAACCCGGAATTTAAGAGCCGATCCGGGTTCCTTGCACAAGCGGCTTTGGAGCGCATTTCGTCCGTTCGGTAAGCGAAAAATATTCCTTCACAAAACCCGCCTGGCGGGTTTTTCTTTTTGGAAAAAATCACCGCAAGATTCTGCACAAATTTGCACAAGTTTTTCACATCGGCAAACCCTGTCCCCCGCCAGTCCCGGCGCGACTTCCCCTGCCCTGAGATATTGCATAAAAACACGCATGTTTAGCGCGCGGGCGAGGCGGGGGAGCAAGCGCGCGCTTTGGGGGTCAGGTAGGGGGGGCTGGTGCCGCCTGAATCGCCCGCTGTGAAGCGCGCACCGCATCGGTGCAAAAGTCGAATGGGAACGGGAGAACATGCCAGTGTGTCGCCTGCGGCGTCTGGCGCGGTATTGATAGGTTGCGATACGGGCGGCGAAAAAATAGTCATTCCGGAAGACATAGCCGGTAATGACTGTGCCAGCTGTGGGCCGCTCAATGGATTAGTTGCGGCTATGCTCGATGCCTGGCGTATGGGGAGTTATTGGGGCGTTGGCCGGAATAGCCAGCAATGACTATGTTACCTGGATCGCCATGCCGCAGGCCAGCAGCATGGCGGCGGTGATTATTTGCCAGTATCTAATAGCGCGTAGGGGTTGAAGCGGATCACTTCCTCGCCGATCCAGTCGTTTACATACTTCATAGCTTCCATCACTGGGGTTAGTTCGTTGATAGCGAATACCTTTGCGGCCTTTTCAATATCCCCAAACGATCCATTACCTTCTGGTATAGCGCCCATCAATTGCGGCGGCACACGGTGCGCGGCCAGGATATCGTCACGCGTGGCAGACTTAACGCCGATGAATTCATCCTTTGCCGATATCTGACTGAATGGCAAAATCTGCACTGAGTCCTTACCGCCATTCGGTGCATGCAGCAGTATGTTTTTGAATGCCCCGCCTCGCCGCGTGTCCGTCAGCGTCTTTTTAAGTTTGTCCAAACTCTCCTGATCGGCAATGGCGCTGTTAACGTAAACGATGCATCCCGCATGACTGCCGTTGTCGTAGTACAGTTTGCGAAACATATCAGCGGAGTGTGACAGATTAGCGGATAGCAGCCCGGCCAGGTATTCCGGCATGCCGTAGATTTCCTGATGAATGTCGGGGTTGATAAGGTGGCAAACGTCACCAGTCTTAAATGAGTAATCATCAAGCCCGGATTGGATAAACCAATAGGTATCTAAATCAGATCCGCGCCGTGTATATTTCGCCAGAACGTGACGCAGCGCCAGAGCACCGCCGAGCACGTTTTTACGTAATTCCAGGTAGGCATTACCGAAAACGAACCAGTCTAATGCGAACGCTGAGAATACTTGGCGCGATAGCAGCTTGTTGGGGACGAAACAACCGGCCAGCACATTACGCTTGAACATCAGTGCAGACTGGTGCCAGCTTGCATGCCCGGACTGGCGAGCCAGGCCGTACCAGCTGATCGGCGTCTCGTAGTACCGGCCATTGTCGGCGCAATACATCGAGTCCAACAGATCATAGGCAGATGTAACCGGCCAAGGCCCGTCGAAAGTGAACGTACTCAGGCCTGGGAGTTTTTGTAGTTCTGTCGCCAGATCCGTCTGCGCCGTGGCGCTATGCCGCCCGCGCGGTGATTTTCGTCTGCTCAATTTTAATACTCCGTAACCGTCATTCCGCCGCCGCCTTCTTGTCCCAGCGGTTCGTTAATAATTGATAGCATGGTCGCCCAGGCCAGATCGCCGTGACTGACGCCGCGCGAGCGGTCAGTGTCATAGGTGATAACCCCGCCAGGCGTAACAACCTTGCGAACTGAGTTAAAAGCGGTGATCAGATCGTACTCTCCCCGGTCATATTCCCAGCGTCCGCCGCGAATAAGCTGTAACATTTTCAATACCAACATGCGCTTGCTGGATGCTGAGAACTGATAACACACTGCCGCCGGAAATCTTTTCCTAACTAACTGATAAACCGCCTCGCCAATACCTTGGCCGTCAATGCCGATGTGCTGGACGTTGTAGCGGGATAGCATGTTGATAATCAGCGCGGCCTGCGCTTCAAACTCCATACCTCGGACGCGTAGCGTTTCAATAGTGCGGAATTTGCCGCCGGGGATGAGCGGCGCCGCGTTGACGGAGATCGCCCCGCTGTCGCCTTTACCGCTTGCGCCGTTGGGGTCGTAACCAATCCATACCGGACGATCGGCCATTGGTCGCATGGCGTAGGGTTTCCAGTCCGGCCAGTCGTCATAACCATCTGCGCCGCAGGTCAGTAGCATGTTGTAATCGAAAGCAGCTTCACCGGTGCGGATAAACTGACAGCCGTATAGGTTGTCGTACTCTTCCGGGCTGTTCTCCTGCTGGATTTCCTCAATATCCGTTAAATCCCAGCCGTGATCGATGGCGTCCTGTAGCGTGACGATCTGCCGCCAAACGTTATCCGGGCACATCAAACCGCTGTTAAGCGTTTTCCATGACGTATCAAATTCAATGCGCTTGCCATTCCTGCGCCCTTTGTTAAAGGCTTCTCCCGTCCAGAACGGATAAGCCTCATGGCTTTCCGCTGAAGGGGTAGAAAAATAGGTGCGAGTAAGCCCTTTCAGGGTTGCCATTGCCCCCGCCACTTTTTTTAAGTCGGCGAACCGGCCTACCCAAAAAAATTCATCAAAATACAGGTTGCCGGTGTAAGACTGCGCCGTCGCTGCCGAGGTACCGAGAAAATGAAGCTCTGCGCCGTTGAACAGTTGGATCATGTCGCCGCCTTTCAGTTCAACATCCACCTCTTCCGCTGCGGAGCGGATAAAACTGCGAAACTGATACGCCTGACGCCGGCTGGCTGATAAAAATATTTGATTGCGTTGATGCTTGTACTTCACATCATCGACCAACGCCCGCAATAGTGCCTCGCGGGCAAAGTACCAGGTCGCCCCAATCTGGCGGGACTTAAGGATCGCGCGGTTCCGGTAATGATGGTTTTCATACCAGCCGCGTTGATGCCAGTGAAGCGAGTCGAGGATATTCGCCCGCAATGCGGCGATCTGCGTCTCTGAAAAGGAATTTTGCTTCTTTCGTACTTTCTTTTTTGGCTGCGTCGCTGCTGTGCCGTTATCCAGTTTCTTTAACTGGCGCGTCAACAGGTCAATTTCTTTAAAATCGCCACCGGTCTTTTTCTCTTTCGCGGTCAGTTGAACAAGTCGCGCATCAATAGACGTAGTAACACGCTGGATCGGGGGTGTTTCGTCCCATTCATCGCGTTTTTTCCAGGCGTAAACCGTATTTTGATTGATGCCCATCAGGCGCGAGATTTCCGCTGGCGGGTATCCCTGCCAGTAAAGTTGCCGTGCCCGCAGTCTGATAAATGCTTCCTGAACCGCCATCGCTCCCCCCTGTTCATGGCAGGGAGATTAACCCGCGCGCGCGGGTAGTTTCTTGCGGTGCCGGTTGTGACATTTCCCCTACAACAACAAGGCGTTGAGGGGGGGGCGTGCGGCATGGAATCATCACCAGGAGCTAAACATTGGTGAGCAGGCAAACATGGCAAGTAAGACGAATACACGTAAAAAATTCCGCGTGATGACGTCCGGCACGACAATTGACGGCCGAACTGTTACCCGCGATCAAATTCACGCGATGGCGGCGGCATATAACCCGGCGGTTTACGGCGCCCGCGTGAACATTGAGCATTATCTATCACCGTTCCCAGACAGCACCTTTTGTGCAATGGGTGATGTACTGGCGCTTTCTGCTGAGGATATTTCAGAGGGGCCGTTGACTGGCGAGGCGGCGTTGTTCGCTGAGATCGATCCTACTGACCGCATGAAGGCCATGACCGATGACGGGAAAAAGATTTATTCCAGCGTCGAAATTCACCCCAAGTTTTCGCTGACTAACGGCCCTTATCTGGTTGGTCTGGCAATGACGGATACCCCGGCAAGCCTGGGAACTGACAAGCTGAAATTTGCGGCTGAGAAGCGCGGGGAAATCATGCGATTCAGCGCGGCGGATGCAGAGCCTACGATGTTCACCGCAGCCATTGAAGCGGATTTGATCCAGGCAGATCAGGGGCGCTCTGACTCAGGAAAGGAATGGTTTTCCCGCGTTATGGGCATTCTGGGAAAAGGAAAGAAAACCGACGATGAGCGATTCAGCCAGGTGCATCAAGCGGTTGAAGTCGTGGCGCAATCCCAGACCGATTTAAGCGACCAGTTCAGCGCCGCAGAACAGGCGCGCGCCGGTGATAAGCAAGCTATTGAAAAGCTGTCCGCCGATCTGGCCGCACTGCAACAGAAGCTGGAAGGCACAGACGGAAATTTTAGCCAGCGTCCGGCAGCAAGCGGCGGCGGCAACGTCCAGTTGGCTGACTACTGATAATCAGAAACGAGAGAACCCAAACATGAGAAATACCACTCGCAAACTGTTTGACCAGTACGTGGCCCGACAGGCGGAACTAAACGGCGTAACGCCTGCGGCAGTTGCCGCACAATTCAGCGTTGATCCAGCGGCACAGCAGAAGCTGGAAGCGGCGGCACAGGAAAGCGACTCGTTCCTGAAACAAATCAATGTGTTTGGCGTTGATGAGCAGATTGGGGAAAAAATCCTGATCGGAAGCAAGGGGCCGCTTGCTGGGGTAAATAACAGCACAACCACGCGCCGCAACCCAGCTTCAAACGAAGATATGAACGCGGATAAATATACCTGCCGCAAAGTCAACTATGACTACGCAATGAAGTATGCGCAGCTGGATGCGTGGGCGCACAAGCCAAATTTCCAGCCACTGATCAGCGCGGCGATGGCGCGCCAGATGTCGCTTGACCGAATCATGATCGGTTTCAACGGCACCAGTTACGCCGATCCGTCAGATCGCGCTACCAATCCGCTATTGCAAGATTGCGGTATTGGATGGTTGCAAAAAATTCGCAATCAAGCGCCGCATCGAATCATCAGCAACGTTACCGTTACCTCTCGCGATCAGGACAATACCATTATTACGAAAGGTACTTACGGTAACGTGACTGCCGCAGTGTACGACGCAAAAAACAGCCTAATGGACGAATGGCACAAACGCAACCCGGACAATGTTGTGATCCTGGCTGGCGACCTGCTGACAACCAGTAATTTTCCGACGATCAACGCAATGAGCCAGACCAATCCGAACACTGAAATGTTAGCTGGTCAGTTGATTGTCGCCCAGGAACGTGTAGCCAATATGCCGACATTTATCGCGCCGTATTTCCCGGCAACCGGCATTCTGATTACGCCGTTTAAAAACCTGTCGTTGTACTTCCAGAACGGAAGTTTACGCCGCACCATCCGCGAGGAGCCTCACTATAACCGCGTGGCGACCTATCAGTCGTCTAACGACGATTTCGTCGTAGAAGATTTCGGCGCTGTGGCGTTTATCGACGGCATAACCTTTGCGCAGGCAGAAAACGGCGGTTAATGACACGTAGGCGGGCTATGCCCGCCGCTATTCGGGGACAGGATAATGCTGACACCGGCACAAAAACATTTTCAACGGGTCATGGCAGAGCGTCACGGCAACGCGGAAACGCAGACAGACACCGCCCGCACCGCACATGAACAAATTATGCACCGGCTGCGCATGGATCAGAGCGCGTTGCGCAAAGTGCAGTCTGATCAGGCGAAAGCCGCGATGAAGCAAAGGCTACTCCCCCATTACGAGGGCTGGATCGAGGGAACGATTGAAGGGGACAGCGGGCGACAGGATGAAGTGATTGTCACTCTGATGGTATGGGCGATCGATGCCGCTAATTATCCACTTGCGGTACGTATTGGCCGTTATGTGGTAACTCACGGTCTTGTCATGCCAGACCGCTTTAACCGCACGGCGCCGACTGTACTTGTTGAAGAAATCTGCGATCCGATCTTGGTTCAAGTGAAAGCCGACGATAGCGCCGATATTTCCACTAATCTGGCCGTGCTGGATGAGGTCGCCCAGATTGTTGACGGCAAAGACATGCCGGATCAGGTTCGCGCCAAGCTGTTTAAAACCCGCGCCTTTGCGCTGAGAAATGGAACCGAAACCCAGGCGACGGCACTGGAATACCTGCGCGAAGCGTTAAAGCTGGATGCGGGCGCGGGGGTGAAAAAAGAGATCGAGCGCCTGGCTCGTTTGGTTAAGAAAAACAGCCAATCCGCCGATGCGGAGGCCGGAAGCGATGCCGGGAATGCGGCTGATGGCGGCGAGGATACAACAGAGAGCGCGACGAATGACGCAAGCGCTGAAGCATCGTCAGATTCGGCTGTGGTGGCTACAGCGACAAGTAAGACCTCGGCCCGTAAAACGACGCGCAAAACGGCATCGACAGTCAGGAAAACAACGACCCGCAAGGCTGCGGCAAAGAAAGCCGCGCCCGAAAAAACCGAATAACCGACTTGCGCCCCGTGCGCTGGCGGCGCGGGCGGAGATCTGCAACGCGTAGCGTGTGCTTTTCTCCACTCGCTCACCGCCAACCTTTAAGGAGCTTTGGCTATGAGCCTTGTTGCCGGGCGAGCCGTCACCGCTGCCGCTGACGATGTGCCTGATACCGATGATAACGGCGAGAAAATCAGCGCTGGCGCGTTCTGGCCGGAGATCTCGCTAAGTGATGTTCGCATGGAAATGCGCATTAACGGCGCAGTGACGACAACCCGGCTAAAGCACGTTGTGATCGAGGCTGTTGCGCATGTCACCGACCAGTTAGCGAAGTGGCAGTCCGGCCAGACGAGCGCCGGTTATGCATCGCTCGCGCTCGTCCCTGCGGCGCAGATAAACAATGAAAGCGTGAAGGTGTACCGCTACCGCCGCGCGGTGTTCAGCGTCGCCCGCGCGCTGCTTATTGAGAACTACCGAGACGTTGATACGACCGGCGACGCAGGCGAGAAGCACGCCAGCGCGTTGACCTTGCAAGCAGCGGATCTGTGGCGCGATGCGCGCTGGGCGATTTCCGACATTATCGGCACCGTGCGCAATTTTGCGGAGGTGTTTTAGTGAAAGTGAAAGCATTGCAAGGCGATACCGTCGATCAGTTGTGCTATCGGCACTATGGACGCACAGAGGGAGTTACCGAGGCGGTTATTGCTGCCAATCCTGGCCTGAGCGGTCAATTGTTTCTGGCTGCTGGTCAGTCAGTTGAAATGCCGGATACCGTTGAGGCCGAGACGCCGCAGACGATCCAGCTTTGGGGTTAATTGTGAACGAAACAGAAAAAAGCATGGTTTCGCTGTTCATTATCGGCGTGATGATCGCCATAGGGAAAGTGCTGGCAGGGAGCGAGCCCGTCACGTTGCGGTTGTTTATCGGTCGCGTGTTGCTGGGTGGGTTTGTATCAATGATTGCAGGCGTGGCGCTGGTGCAGTTTCCCGATCTGCCACCGCTGGCGGTTAACGGTATCGGCGCAGCGTTGGGGATTGCCGGGTATCAAACCGTTGAGCTGCTGATCCAGCGCCGCGCCAATCAACTGAGCAAAAAAAACGATGAGACAAGCGGGGGCGAAAATGGCTAATCAACCTCAACCCAATGTTATCGCGTATCTAGATATGCTGGCCTTTTCGGAGGGAACAGCGAATCACCCGTTAACCCGTAACCGCGGCTATGACGTGATCGTAACCGGCATGGACGGCAAGCCGGAGATTTTTACCGACTACCGCGATCATCCTTTCGCCTCCGGACGTCCCGGCAAGGTGTTCAATAAGCAGGGGCAGCGCTCGACGGCATCCGGGCGTTATCAGCAGCTTTACCGTTACTGGCCGCATTACAAAAAATTGTTGGCGCTGCCGGATTTTAGCCCCGATTCACAGGACAAGCTGGCGATCAGGCTCATCACTGAGCGCGGCGCGCTGAATGACGTGATCGCCGGGCGGTTCGATGTTGCCGTGTCGAAATGCCGCAATATCTGGGCCTCGCTGCCGGGGGCCGGATATGGTCAGCGTGAGCATGGCCTTGATCGTCTGCTGGTCGCCTATCGGCAGGCGGGCGGGAAAGTCGCATGAAAACGGCGCTGATTTTCGGCGCGGCGATCCTGTTACTGCTGGCCGGCCTGGGCGTGCAGTCGTGGCGGCTTAGTCATGCTCAACAACTGAATGATCAGCAGAGCAAGACGTTAAAGCAGCAGCAGGATGCGCTGAGCGAAAAAAATAGCCAGCTTGAAGCATTGGCCGGCCAGCTAAAGCGCAGCGATGAAGCGCAGGCGCGGCTGCGTGAGTTGGCCGCAAAGAATCACGCGGAATTATCCGGCCGGCAGAAACTGATAGAGAGGTTAAAACGTGAGAATCAAGAGCTTAAGCGTTGGGCTGACACTCTTCTGCCTGCTGATATTGTCAGGCTGCGGCAACGCCCCGCTCTCTCCGGCGGTAACGCTTATCGTAAATGGCTGTCCGAAGCTGACGCCGTGCCGGTTCCCGGCGTCGAGCCCGCAGACCAACGGCGATCTGAATAACCAGCTTGATGAGACGGAAACGGCATTGGCCGACTGCGCCGATCAGGTCGATATCACCATCGAATGCCAGGAACGCACGGGCGCGCCAGACGCGGGAAAACCGGAGAATAATGGGGAATAAACCATGCTAAAGGCTGAATCATTGCGCGCGGCGCTGGCAGAAAAAAACCGTTGGTGTAAGGCCAATCCGGAACGGATAACCGTCTGGGTTGAAAAAGGCTCTATTGAGATCGCCGGTGACGATAGCTCATTTATGTACCGCTACCCGATTAGCGTATTTGCCATGGATTACCCCGGCAATATCGACGATATCACGTTGCCGATCCTCGACTGGCTGCGCGTTAATCAGCCCGATCTGCTGTTGAACCCAGACAAAAACAAACTGATTGAATTCGATGCGGATATTGCCAGCGATGACACAGCAGACGTGCTTTTCAAAATCCCGGTATGGGAGCGGGTGATTGTCACGCGCGACGAAAGCGGCGCCGTAACAGCAAAACACCTGGCCGAACCTCGCCCACGGCTGATCGGTAGTGAATGGGATGCGGTTTTTGAGGGTGAAATGGTTAAAGGGACGGACGCATGAGCGATAACGATCTGTTTCATCAGCTTGATGACGTGTTTAACAACATCATGTCGGGAATGTCCGCGCAGGGTCGCCGTGCATCGGCCAGGGCCATTGCGATCGGTCTGCGCCGCAGCCAGCAACAACGCATTGCCAGGCAGCAGAACCCGGACGGATCGCAGTATGAGAAACGCCGCCGCAAAGTATTGCGTTCGCAAGCCGGAATCAGCTTTGTCTGGAACGATGAAACCAGGCAGTTAAAAAACTGGCGCGCTACTCGCGGAAAGCGCGGGCGCATGCTTACGGGTTTCGATGATGGGCGCGGCGCCATCCGCTCGTTTTATCGCGCCGACATAGAACGCTATCTCAATATCAACTTTTCTCAAACGAAAAAAGATACGACAAAAACCGATCCTATGTTCCGCAGACTCAGAACAGCCAAATGGCTGCGCACTAAAGCGGATGCGTCAGGCGCTACGGTGGGATTTTCAGGCGTTGCTGCCCGTATTGCCCGCGTGCATCAGCTCGCACTGAAAGATAAAGTCGGCGGCAATGCGTCGGTGACGTACCCGCGCCGCGTGCTGCTTGGACTGAGCGAAGCAGACCGGCGGATCATTGCCGAGAAAATGATTGAATCAATGAGGCTGTCATGAACGCCGAACTATTCCGCTTGCTGGGTAACTTGCTGCGCGTCGGCACGGTAACAGAGATAGATGTTGATACGTGGCGCGTCCGCGTCAATTCCGGCGAACTGAATACGGATTGGTTGCGTTGGGAAACGACACGCGCCGGGGCATTCAATATCTGGATTCCGCCATCTGTGGGTGAACAGGTTTTGCTGGGCTGCATCGGTGGCAATCCAGAAACCGCTGTCATTCTTTGCAGTTTGTACAGCGATGAAAATCCGGCGGCGGGCAGTAGTATCAATGAAATGGTAATCAAAGCCCCGGACGGTGCGACGGTTCGATATGACGCCGACGCCAGCGCCTTGGAAGCCAGCGGAATGAAAACGGCGCGCATTGTCGCATCGGTTGGCGTAACGCTGGAAACCCCGGTAGTTGAATGCACTGATCATCTTGTGGCGAAAACACTCGAAATTACCGAAGGCGGAAGGATACGCGGCAATGTTGATCATTCGAACGGAGCGTTCAAGTCAAACGGCGTACAGATTGACGAACATGACCACGGCGGCGTGGAGCGTGGCGGTAGTTGGACGGAGGGCATCAAGTGACAACACGTTATGTCGGTATGAATCCGGATCGTCTGGGAACACTGACAGACAGCGATCACCTGTGGCAGTCCGTGCGCGACATATTGACCACGCCGATCGGCTCAAGGGTAATGCGTCGTGATTATGGTTCGATCGTGCCTGATTTGATTGACGCGCCTCAGAACGAAGTCACTCGCATGCAGTTGATGAGCGCTACGGTTATTGCGTTAACACGCTGGGAGCCTCGGATCGCTCTGAACACGGTGGATATTACCTATTCCGCATCTGGAGAAGTCGAAGCATCGCTGAACGGGCTGATCACTGAGACGATGGAATCAAGCGGCGGAACGGTAACGATACGAGGGGCTAACAGTGGCAACAGTTGATTTATCGCAGTTACCCCAGCCGCAGATCATTGAAGTGCTGGACTTTGAAGTGATTTTACGGGACGTGAAAGCGGTCATGATCGCTGCCTTCCCTGCTGACCAGCAAACATCTGTTGCTGCCGCGCTTGAACTGGAGTCAGAGCCATTGAACCAGATTGTGCAAGTGGTTGCTTATCGGGAAATGATGCTACGCCAGCGAATTAACGAAGGCGCTGCGGCTTGCATGCTCAGTCATTCGGTTTCTGGCGATCTGGATAACCTGGCAGTGAACCTGAGTACAGAACGCCTGGTTATCACAGAAGCTACGGAAACTGCCGCCGCAGTCATGGAAGGCGATGATGCGTTTCGCCTGCGTGCGCAATCTGCGTTTGAAGGGCTGAGCGTAGCCGGGCCAACTGGCGCATATGAGTATTTTGCAAAGAGTTCGAGCGGCAAAGTCAGGGATGCTAAAGCAACCAGCCCCTCGCCAGCGGCGGTAGTCGTGTCCGTGCTTTCGTTCGACGGGAACGGCTCGGCCTCTGATGAATTGCTGGCAACTGTTGAAGCAGCGCTATCTGCCGAAGATAAGAGACCGGTTGGTGATCGTTTGACCGTGCAAAGCGCGGAAATCGTCAGTTACCACATTAACGCCCGGATCTATCTCTACCCAGGCCCGGAATCGGAACCCATTTATAAAGCGGCGCAGGCAGCGTTGGAATCATGGATTGGTGGACACGGCAATATTGGGCGTGATGTTGCACGATCGGCAATTATGGCGGCGCTGCATGTCCAGGGTGTGCAACGTGTAGAGCTTCTCGAACCGGCGGCAGATATTGTGATCAGCGATATCCAAGCGGCTTATTGCGAAACATTCACTATTGAGGATGGGGGGACAGATGAATAACAGCCTGCTACCGCCTTCTGCCAGTGACTTTATGCGCAACGTGGTTAAGGCGTTTCAGATAATTAACGATCTGCCAGTTGATCTTAATACGCTATGGCACGCGGATCGGTGCCCTGTTGAACTACTCCCCTATCTGGCGTGGGCGCTATCTGTCGATCGTTGGGATAAACGTTGGTCAGAGCAAACAAAGCGCCAGGTGATCAGGTCTGCCTGGTTGGTACATCGCCAAAAGGGAACTATCGCTGCGCTACGGCGCGTTGTTGAACCGTTTGGCTATCTGATCCGTATTATCGAGTGGTGGCAGTCTGACGAGACTCCGGGTACGTTTCGTCTTGATATTGGCGTACAAAACAACGGCATTACAGATGAAATCTTTTTAGAGCTTGAGCGACTGATTGCCGATGCTAAGCCCGTGAGCCGTCACCTACTCGGGCTGAATATTAATCTTGATACGCACGGCGCGGCCTATGTCGCTGTCACTACATACAGCGGTGACGACCTGACTGTTTATCCGTATTTCCCTGAAACTCTGACCGTCACGACACTGGATGTTACCGGGGCGGCTATTCACTTAATTGACAACGTGAGCGTAACAGCATGAGTGCAACCTATTTCGCCCTATTAACTAATATCGGTGTAGCTAAACTGGCGAACGCCACCGTGCTGGGAAGCCGTTTATCCATAACAAAAATGGCAGTAGGGGATGGTGGCGGCACGCTGCCGACGCCCAACCCGGCACAAACAGAATTGATTAACGAAAAACGCCGGGGGGTGATTAATGCCCTGATTGTTGATCCAGATAATACCAGTCAAATCATCGCCGAACAGGTCATTCCAGAAAACGAAGGGGGGTTTTGGATACGAGAGATCGGCCTGTTTGACGACGACGATAATCTGATTGCTATTGCCAACTGCCCGGAAACCTACAAGCCACTGTTACAGGAGGGGAGTGGCCGCATTCAGACTGTGCGCATGATTTTGATTGTCAGCAACGCCGCTGCCGTGACGCTGAAAATCGATCCGGCAGTGGTACTGGCGACGCGGGGTTATGTTGATGAAGCAGTGATAGAGGTTAAGGCGTATGCCGATAATTTGATGGGGCTCCACGTTGCCGCCGCAGACCCACATACGCAATATGCACCGAAAGCCAGCCCTGCGCTGACCGGCACGCCGACAGCACCGACAGCAGCACAG